GCCAAGGAGACCACCAGCAACAGAGGGCCAGAGGTGGACTTCTTCGTCCGCACTGCAGGGGGCACGCCATCAGCGCGCCCACCCTGGTGCGCCTACTTCGTGACGTTCTGTTGCGATGCGCTGCTTCGTATGGGATTCGATCTACATGAGGTCCGTACCGGTAGAGCTGTGAATCACTGGCTCAAAGCGGACGAGTCCAGGCGGATAGAACGCAACGCTGTATGGGATATTGAGCATCCGCGTGGACTCATTTACATTCGCACCCGCACCAGCAAGCCAGCGACTGACGCTGACAAGGTGCGGAGTGGCATCTCAAGGCAAGGGCACGTGGGCATCGTCGTCTCAGTAGATGGCGACACGATCACCGGCTTGGCTGCCAACTCGAGCGGCGCAGGGCACTCCGCAGGTAGTGGTTCTGTGTGTTATGAAACAATCAAGAAGGGAGACAGGGCATACGAGCGCATCGTAGGCTTCGTCTCCGTAGTCGACCCCCCGGAGGAGATATGACTCGACGAATCCTGAGCGCCGTGTGCGTGCTGCTGATGCTGGTCGCCACTGGCTGTGGCTCAACCTACACCCTGAAGAAGGGCGGCTGGGCCATCCAGAAGGACGCCACCAAGGGCACCTGCCTGACTGTTCACGGTGACGGCGACCCCGAGGTGGTGGTGGTCTGCATCCTGGCTCCCGAGCCCGTGAGGCTCCCGAAGAGCGTCCTCGAGGCCGCGTGTCCCAAGTGCGCCGAGTGTCCGCCCCCCGCGTCAGTCGAGGAGAAGGCCGATGGCACTGACTGATGCCGAGAAGGATGTGCTCGACTGGGCCATGCTCGTGCCCGGCTTCCTCCACATGATCGGAGAGCTCACCGGGGAGGAGGGCTTCAGCGATGCGGCTGACAAGCTGGCCGAGGTGCCAGTGGAGAAGATCGCCGAGGTCATGGGTGCTCTTCGCACCGACTACGCCAACCTCGAGAAGGGCACGATGGAGATCGGCGAGGGTGTTGAAGTCGAAGTGGTCGACGGATGATGCTGGCAGATGTCGCTGCCGGGTCGCAGGAGGCGTTCAACAACGCCATCTGGCAATACCCCGTGGCGGCGCTGCTGCTGTTGGTTGTCGGTATGTTCCTGCGCCACCTCACCAAGAGCGAGGAGCGCAACCAGGACGACCGCCGGCACATCCAAGCGTCCTTCACTGACGCGCTTAAGGGTGACCGCGAGGAACTGTCCGGTGCGCTCGATAGGATGGGTGACCGGCACCAGGCTATCAGCGAGTCCTTCAACCGCACCATGAGCGAGGCAACGCAGCACCACAGCACCATGCAGGCGCAGATCATAGACGCGCTGGCCTCTGTGAAGAAGAGCGAGTGAGGCACGAGGAGCGGGTGCGGCAGCTGCTGGGGCAGAAGCCTGACGTGAGCGCCGAGGAGTTCGACCGTGGCTGCCTGCCCGCCGCGCTCTACCTGTTCGCGGTGCTGTTCGTTGGCGTGCTCGCAGAACTCTGCTCCATCCAATAAGAAAGCCCCGGCAATGCGGGAGGATAGATCCGCACTGCCGAGGCCCATGGAGTCAAACCACTGACACCCCCTGATTAGAAGGGGATATCGTCGTGGTTGTCAATGGTCGTGGCCTGTTGTGTCGTGGCGTGGCGTGGCGTGTCATCCCGTGTCGCCACCTGTTGCCCCTTCTGCCTCGCCCCGAGCTTGAAGCTCGCCTTGCTGATGTCGTTGTAGACCTTGTCGCCCTTGTTCACCTGGTCGTACTCGCCGCTGACGGTGACGAAGGTGCCCCGCTGCGCCTTGGACATCAGATAAGCCATCTGGCCCTCGTTCCAGATGGACACGCGGTAGAAGGTGGGCTGCTCGGAGCCGGCCTCCCGCCGCCACCTGCCGTTGGCCACCGTGAACTCGACGACGTTGCGCCCGCCTCCGGTGGTCTTCTGCTCGGGGTCCCGGGTCATGTTGCCGGTGATGGTGATGGTGCTGATGTCGCTCATGCGCTTGTCCCCTTGTCGTTGTTGTTCATCCACTCCTCGGTCAGCTTCCGCATGAGCTGGCTCCGGGTGAGCTTGAGTCCGAACCGGTTGCTCTCGTTGTGCCTGTCGAGGTGCTCCTTGAGTCGCTCGACGAAGCCCTTCGTGGCCCTGATGTTGATGATGTGCAGGTCGTTATCCACGGTTCGCCCTCCATGCGTCGAAGTGGTTACGGATGTCGGAGCCGGACGCCGAGAGCCCCGCGAGGAGCTTGTCAGCGTCGCCCTTGTCAAGACCACTGAGGCGCGGACGCTTGCAGTAGTCGGTGTAGGCGTTGACCTCGTCCATGGTCAGCCCGATCTCCTTGAGCCGGGGGAACATGAACTTGGTCTTGCCGTCCTTGAAGTCGGGCGAGTGCTTGGCCTTGCGCTCGGCCTCAGCCTTCGCCCTGGCCTCCTTCTGGCGCCAGTTCTTCTTGGTCTGGTTGCCGTGCCCGGTTGAGGTCATGGCGGCGTTTCCGTCGTCGTCCTCCACAGCGGGGATGCCGAGCATGGCAGCGATGCAGTACCGCTTGGTGTAACTCATGCCCGACCCGAACCCGTGAGCGTTCTGACGGTCAGCGAGCACCCGCATGCGAGACTCGAGGCACTGCCCGCTGCTGTGCGCGAGGATGGTGATCATCATGTCCTCGTCCATGATGTGGGTGAAGGAGAGCCCGAACCCGTGCGCCGCCTGTGCGGCCTCGAGGATGCTCTCGTAGGTGGCGAACTTGCCGAAGTTGTTCTTGCCGTCCTTCGCGGCCCTCGGCCTGGTGCCTTGGAACTCGGCCAGCGCCTTGAAGAGCTCAGGCCCTCCGCGTCCGTTGGTGGTAGTGGTCTGCTCAGTCATCAGTTCTTCTCCTGTGGGAACCCGAGGTTGTCGGGCTGGTTGTCGACGAGCCACTGATACAGCGGCAGGTACATGGTCATGTGGAGCGGGTGGTCGGGGAGGTTGGCGCGCATCCGCACCAGCGCAGCCCATGCCTCGACCTTGCGCATCCAGGTCTCGATGTCGTTCATCACTTCCTCCTCGTGTGCGTGGGGTCGACCCACTCGACGGTGACGACAGGCACCCCGTGCTCGTCGTAGATGGGGGCGCCGGTCTCGGTCCACTCCAAGAGCAGATCCTTGTCGACGCGCATGACGATCTCCTCGACCTTCACCGAGTCGGGGAGCAAATACTCATGCTTCTTGGCCACGACCGCCTTGGGGCGGCACTCCCCCTGAACGAGCCATCCGTCGCTCCCGTTTGGCATCTTGACCTTCCGGCCCGTGTCACCGACGAGCTTCATGTTGCCGTGGAACAGGGTGATTCGGAGGTCCTTGACCCTGTCGATGCTGCGGTTCGCCGCCTTGACGTGGTGCTGGATGGTGGCGATCTGACCCTTGAGCAGGGCGATCTCCGCCTTCAGCCTGTCCTCGGCGGAGAAGAGCGCGAGCACCTTGGTGGGCATGTCGGAGCTGTACGCCTCGAACTTGTCCATCACGGCCTGGATGTCCTCCACGTCGACGTCGTCGCCCTGGCCCTCCAGGAAGGCCAGCGCCATGCCGAGTTCGGCGGCGTCCTGCATGATGTTGTAGGTGGACTTCTTGGGCTTCATGCCGTCACCCCCGCGCTCTCCACCAGTTGGTGCGCCAGCCACGCAACACCGCACCACTCCCACTGGCTGCCGCCACGGGACTCGAAGCACGCGAGCACGTCCAGCAGGTTGAGCATGGCCGTGTCGCTGGGGGCGGAGAGTTGCACCGCGTCGTCGTAGCCCTCGCCACCCCTAAGGGTGACGCTGATGCTCCCGCACTCGCGGTCGTGCTGCACCGTGGCGCTGATGGTCTCTCCGCTGAAACGCTCGCCGTGGTAGTGGGCGATGGTCGCTGACGCCACCACGATAGAGGGGTCCTTGGCGTCGGGCTCCCACGGGGTGACCTTCAGGTCCTCCTCGTAGCCGTCCCAGTCGCTGATGAGTAGTTCTCTGAGTTTCATGGTCTGCTCCTAAAAGTTGACCGACTCGTCGTCGGTCGGGGTGGTGGTGACGGGGGGCG